ATTTCCAGGGAGGACGTATGACACTTGAGGACATAGAAGGTATTTTCAACAAGGCTGCTTTCGACGGGAAGAGCCAGTTCGGGGGTCTAGACCATCGCGCAGGCATCCGCGCCGTTGTTGAGGCGCTGCGGGATGAGATGCGGCAGGAGTGCTATAACATTGAGGTCGATTATTTCCTGAAAGAAATCCTCGCCAGCGATGGCGTGATTCTGCCGAGTTACCCGCCACAAGACCCCGCCGTTGTGCGCGCCCGCGAAGCACTAGGAGAGGAATGAACATGCGTAAGAAAGACCCCATCAACCCGCAGCACTACCGAGAACACCCGAGCGGCGTTGAGGCAATCGTGGTGACGGAAGCCCTCAATTTCTGCCTTGGCAACGCGGTCAAGTACATCATGCGCTGCGACCTGAAAGGCGACCCCATCACGGATCTCCAGAAGGCAGCGTGGTACATCAACCGTGAGATCGAGCGCCGCCAGAGGGAAAAGTGAACCTCTTCCCATATCAGGTGGATGGCGCGCGCTGGCTGAGCAGTCAGCCGCAAGCGTTGCTGGGGGACGTTATGGGTCTTGGGAAGTCTGCGCAAGCCATCGCCGCGTGCGATCTGGTCAACGCCGCCGACATCCTGGTGGTCTGCCCAGCGAACCTCCGCATCAACTGGAGCCGTGAGTTCGAGAGGTTCTCCACGGTCAACCGCCCGGTCACCATCATCACCAACTCCAAGACCCAACTCCCCCCGAGTGGCGTCTCAATTGTCTCTTATGATCTCCTGGTCTCAAGCGAGGCGTTACGCGCCGCATACCGGGGAAGGAAACACGACGTACTTATCCTGGACGAGGCGCATTACCTGAAAGAACGCACGGCGAAACGGACGAAGGCGATCTACGGTCACGGGAAAAATCCCGGCATTATGCACTCCGCGACCCACACCTGGCGTCTGAGTGGCACGCCGATGCCGAACAACCCCAGCGAACTCTACACGCACCTGAAGTCGATGGGCCAAGAGGCGCGGAACTATTGGGATTTCGTCGCCGAGTACTGCGATGGTTTCGAATCGAATTTTGGGTTCAAGATTACGGGAGCGAAGCAGGCGGCGATCCCGAAACTGAGGTCTGTGTTGGGGCGCGTTATGCTCCGAAGAAGGAAAGAAGACGTGGCGCTGCAATTACCGAAGATTACATTCCAAGAGGTCACGGTGCCGAAGGGCCACGTCGATCTTGACCCTTGGTTCTATGAGAACTGGAGACTGCTGGGAGAAGCCGACGTAGGCATCCCGCTGTTCCTGGAGCAACTCGCTAAACAAGACCAGACGCTGCGGGCCAGCCTCTTGGCAATCAGGGACGGTCACCATTTCAATAGTGGCGACGCCCTGCGTCTCATCGAGTCCTACTCCAAATCAACCTCGACGCTCCGCCGCTGGATCGGTCTGGCGAAGCTGAATGCGTGCCTCGACATCATCGAGGAAGAACTTGCGACCGGAGCGATCGACAAGCTGGTCATTTTTGCGATGCACCAGCAGGTCATCGAACTGACGCGGGTGCGGCTGCGCAAATACAACTGCGTCACCTTGTTTGGCGGGACGCCCGTGGGGAAGCGGCAGTCGAACATCGACCGCTTCCAGAACGACCCGAAGACCCGCGTCTTCATCGGGCAGGTGGTGGCCGCTGGGGTGGGGATAACGCTCACCTCCGCTGCCGAGGTCTGCTTCCTGGAGTCGTCTTGGGTGCCAGCCGACAACGCCCAGGCGGCGATGAGGGTTCATCGGGTGGGGCAGAAAAGGCCGGTTCGCTGCCGTTTCTTCGTCTGCGCCGACACGGTGGACGAGCAGGTCATGCGGGTGGTGGCGCAAAAATCCAGGGACATCACAAAAATCCTTGACTAGGAACAATCTTGCGATAATCATTGTGATTATCTCAACGTAACGGAGGATCATCATTTGAAAATCGAGATCAACACCGAAAACTTCACCTACTTCGACCTTTGGTTGCTGGGGAAGATCCAGAAGGCGATGGAAGAGCACGCCGGGGTCAAGACGGATGGCGATGCGCCCGAATACCCCGATGCCCCAGAGGTTCAGGAACCCCCCAAGAAGAGAGGCCGACAGAAGAAGGCCGACCACCTGAAGGTGGTTGATACGGTGGAGGAGACCTTTGATGAACCCGCTGCCGTCGTGGAAGAAACAACCGCGACCGATACGCCAGTGGTGCCGCCGGAGATCCGGCTCTCTCTGGATGATGTGAGGGCGTGTCTGCAATCGTTCTCGCGGAAGAATGGTGTTCCGGCGTCGGTGGAACTGCTGAAGAAGTATGGTGCTTCGCGGATCAGCGATCTGGACCCGAAGCACTATCAGGATTTCCGCGCGGAGTGCGGGGCGTAACATTTTTTGGAGGAGTGTTTGAAAATGACGAAGAAGCAGGAAGTTGAAAACAAGTCACTTGAAATCAAAGCGCCACGTCTGATGGTTGTGCAGTTCAAGATCGTCGGCACAGCACCGTATGTGCAGCACCGTTTCAGCGCCAAGGCGATCAACCAGATCATTGCGACCCAGGAAGCTGGGACGCAGGCAAAGAGCAAGAAGGTGCGCGAACCCAAGAACTTCGAGGACGTGTACCAGCAAGCGATGCACATCAGCAAAGATGGCTGGCACGGCATCCCAGCCGGTGCATTCCGGAACGCGATGATCTCCGCGTGCAGGACCGTGGGTTACAAGATGACCCATGCCAAGCTGGCAGCGTTCGTGCTGGCTGATGGCTTTGATGCCATCGACGGGACACCGCTGGTCAGGTTGTACGGTGAACCCCACCGCCACACATCCCACGCCCGGAATGACAACGGCAGCGTCGATATTCGCGTGCGCCCGATGTGGGACGAGTGGAGCGCAAATGTTCGTATCCGCTACGACGCCGATATGTTCAGCGAGGCTGACGTTGCCAACCTGATGATGCGCGTGGGGATGCAGGTCGGGATCGGCGAAGGCCGACCGGACTCCAAGAACTCAAGCGGCATGGGCTGGGGTACGTTTGATCTGGCTTCTGAAGCAAAGGTGGTGACAGATGTTGCTTAAGGACCGCATCGCGCGCGAGTTGGCGCGCATCGCTGAAAAGAATGCTGGGCTGTTGCGCCAGGAGGACGTGGTGCGATTTGCCAAAGACCCGACTACCGCGCTGCACACGCAGTTCGATTGGGATGACACGGAGGCGGCGCACAAGTGGCGTCTGGAGCAAGCTGGCAGGATCATCCGCTTGCAGGTCAAGGTGATCGAGGACACGAGTCAGGTTGTTCGTGCTTTTGTGAGTTTGACCCCCGATCGTGTCGGGGAAGAGCGCGGTTACAGGTCGATCAGCGATGTGTTGAGCGACGAGGACAAGAGATCCCAGATGCTGGGCGACGCATTGGCGGAACTGTCCGCCGTGCGCCGCAAGTATCAGTCCCTCACCCAGTTGGCGGGTGTTTGGGAGAGCTTGGATGCTGCGATCTATGCGCAGCACAAGAAGCGGAAGGAGGCCGTTCCGGCGTGAAAGTTTTGGGCGGGGCTCGGACGGCTAGGCCAGGCTCGGCGAGGCGCGGCGTTTCTTGGCAGGCTAGGCATGGCATTTCTTGGCAGGCACGGCCCGGAGGGCAAGGCTCGGCATTTCTTGGCAGGCAGGGCACGGATGGCCAGGCTCGGCGTTTCTTGGCAGGCGTGGCATGGAGGGCGTGGCAGGGCTTGTCTGGGCGTGGCATTTCTTGGCAGGCGTGGCATGGAGGGCGCGGCAGGGCTTGTCTGGGCGTGGCATTTCTTGGCAGGCGTGGCATGGCTTGTCTGGGCGGGGCGCTTCTGGGCAGGCATGGAAATTTGAAAAGGAAATAGTATGAAACCATTTAGATGCAGTTCGCTTTCGATGCTGATGGGTGAACCCAGGAAAAAAGGGGAAATCCTGTCGGAGACAGCGAAGTCCCACATCCTGAAGGTGGCGAAGCAGGTTCTGTTCGGGGTCGAGTTCTCGATCCAGAACAAGTACGTCGAGAAGGGCAATGCGGTGGAACAGGATTCCATCGACCTTCTCAACCTGGTCAGGGGGACGGCGTACAAGAAGAACTCGACCCGGCTTAGTAACGTTTGGGTTACCGGGGAAGCGGACATCGTGGAGCCGGATTTCGGCATCGACATCAAGTCGCCCTGGTCATTGGAAACCTTTCCCATTACCAGCGACGAAGCTGACAAGCCGGAGTACGAGTGGCAGGCGCGCGGCTACATGATGTTGTACCAGAAGCCGCGCTGGGAAGTGATCTACTGCATGGTGGATACGCCGCCCGAACTCATGCGGTACGAACCGCCCCAGA